CAGGGTTTCAATTATATCAGCGAATAGAGTCGAGGAGTGACACTATCAACGGGGATCGGTGAATTGAAATCGTACAGGGAACTACGATAATACGATTCGATAGCAATTTGTTCGTCGGGTGTATAGCCAAAAGCGCGCCAAAAAGAATAACGCGCCATCGGCAAGGGCTCTTTATACACCCTACCCAACAACAGGTGCGGTGCCCACACTCCCTCAACGGCGCCTGGGTAAAACTTAGACGCTGGCTTCTTAACCAATGACCGGAAGAAGTCTTGAAAGCATGGAATACCCCCTGTAATGGATAGGCCCCCTTCCCCTACGCAAGACCAATAACGGTCATAGTCTGCCGGGGTTTTGAGGGCAACCAACGATCTACACTGCTTCGAAATCGCACGAGGGAACTCGCGAACCATGATCCAACGCTCACCGTCGAAAACAGGTCGGGATTGGCAAAAGGACACATGCTCCAGCTCGAACACAGGCTTCTCTACCTTCATCTTGAACCCCAATGAAAGGTACCATTGGGTCATGCCGGTAGTAAACCTTTGGATGTCCGAGCGTTCTATGAACACGCCGCAATCATCACCGTTAATGATCACACGGTAATGTCGGATTCCACAGCGGCGCATCCAACAATAAAGCATCGCAGAACTGAGAGTGTTGCCTACTAACGACGTATCCATGTCTCCATCGGACAAAGTTCCTTCCACAAAGTAGCTAAGAAAGCCATCCCATGTGGAAGCACGTCCAAAATTTGCTAGTGTCTGGCGACAACACCAGCGTAAAGTCTTGTCAGTGGGGAAAGCTCGTTTGTATATTAATTGAACAAACAAGCGAGCTTCCTTAGACACACACTGACTAAACCTGGACGCATCAAGTCCTATGAAACAAGGATGCCGAAACGACAACCACTTCTCATGCATCATCCCTCCCACGTCCTCAACAGTGGTTCCCTTCGCAATACTCCTCCCCCCAAAAAGCCGATTGAACACCCCGTAAGCAATGTGTTCAAGGGGTCGAATAAACGTCCCAAACATAAGATTAAACCGAATGTCACGCGGCTGTATGACACGCGGTGCTGGATCAGGCTTAGACTCAAGATCGAGTTTTTCCGCCTTCACGAAGGCTTTAATACGTGAGTCGTCGCGATTAAGACCCCGAATTTTAAAGGTCTCGCGGGCTCGTTCGTAGTTGG